CCTGCCGGCAATGGCTCTGGCAAAGCCCGGTCCAATCTTGCGTTGGATTCTTTACCTGATTGCGGCTCCAAGTAATGACTTCATTAATGTTCCTAGAAAGGTACTTCTTCGCCATCTTCGCCCGCCTCCTCAATGTCAACGAATGCGCCGCCCTCTACAGGCTCAACCGGGATCTGATCCTCAAACATTGTGCTCATGATTCCTTCTCCAAAAATTCAGCCGTACCCTTATCGCCTACTCCAGTGGCAACGATGGAAGTGAGAAGCGACATAAGTCCCGCGCCAAGAGCAACGCTGAACATCTGCATCCAGTCCAAGCCAACGATCCCGAGCGCATCCGTTCCCATCAGCGCAAGAAGGGATTGGGCAATCGTCCTGATAGTTCGCTCTCCCGCATCGATCCAAAACGCTTTCGTTCTCATTCACTTCTCCTTCGCTGTCAGATGATCGCGGACATGCTCATCTAGCCGAGCGTGAACCTTGCCGACGGAGTTAATGATGCGCTCTTGTGATTCGTCGGCACGGTTGCGAAGTTCCTTCACGTCGGCCCGCATCTCCTGCGCGTCCTTCTCCAACCGGTTGACGGCATCCCTGAGCGATGATCCACCGTTCGGGGTGAACTGCTTGCTCATGTTGATTTGAGCCTTGATGATCCACGACAGGCCCGCGAGCAACGCGACGGCTAGCCCGACGAACGCGAGCGGGTCAGTGCTCATGGTGCAGCGGGAGGAACGAAGATGTCGGCCACGGGATCGTAGGAGAATCCCAAACCAGCGAAACAGCCCCGGAAGGATGAAGAATAACTCGTCTGCTTCCAAACCCCTTCGAGGGCGAGGCAGTCGGGGTGCGGGCCGTTAATGAACGCCTGCCCGATCGGTTCCGATGCGGGGAAGGTTCCCCCGCCGCAATCACTGTTACTGATCACGATTACCTCGCGAACGATGCCGTACTCGTCAACCTGCGCGAAATGAGCCATCACACTGCCACCCTCACTATTACGATGCCAGATCCGCCGTTACCGCTTACACCAGTTCGACCTGACCCACCGCCACCACCTTTGTTGGCCGTGCCATTTGTGCCGGTTGCTCCTGCCGCTCCACCGCCACTCGTCGCGGTGCCTGGTGTTGTTGCGCCTGAGCCGCCACCACCGCCAGCGAACAAATAGGCACCGGCGACGTATGCGCCGGTTGGTGTCGTACCTGCGATAGACGTTGTTGCGCCGGTGCCGCCATCGCCACCTGTTGACGCACTGGCATTACTACCGGCCGCACCACCACCACCACCGCCACCGCCAGCAGTCGTTGCACCAAAAGCGGTAACGGCGCCGTTGCCGCCATTGTTGCCGATACCTGGTGTGCCAGTTCCACCAGTGAGTGTCGCTGTGCCACCTGACCCACCGCCACCGCTAGCTGATATTTGGCCGCGTGAAATGTCCTGATATGAGCAGCCACTGCCCCCACCGGGTGAGTAGTAGTCCCCAATTCGTGACGATTGGCCTGTTGTAAAATCAACGCCAGTTATTGCTGCGCCTCCGACACCGCCAGCGCCAACTGTGACCGTTAATGTGCCGACGGGTAGGTATGCGTTAGTGATGATGAGTGCGCCACCGGCGCCACCGCCGCCACCGCCGTAGTTGCTGTTTCCTGAAGCTGCACCACCACCACCGGCTTGCACGACGATGTCCGCGAATCCCGCCGTCGTGACCGTGATAGTGCCGCTCGCCGAGAAGGTCAGGTATTTGAAACCGGAGTAGGTGCCGGTCGCCGCATCGCTGAAGTTCGCCGCGCCGACACCGCTAGAAAAAGGGAGGAACGACCAAGTGTTCGTCGCTGTCTTGATGCATGTCCCGCCAGCGTTCTGTGCGAGCGTGAGGGTCGCCCCGTTGACGGTGACTCCAGCGCCTGCCGTGACCGTGACAACACCGGCCCCGAGATTCACTAGAACGATCTTCGTTCCCGTTGCATAAGCAATCGATGAGAACGGCGGGATTGTTGAAGTAGTAGCGGATGCATTCGAGTAAGTAACACAGCCCCCGGCATCGGCCAGAACCAACGTATCGGAGGTTCCCGTGACCGTCCGAATCGTTAGCGCATTAAAGGCCGAATTCAAGTTAGCGGCTGTCAAAACCGCCCCGCTCAGAAACGCCACCATAATTATCTTCCTCTCTCAGAAACCTAGGATATCTTCATCTAGAACGCCAAACAAAGCATCATCCAGAATGAAAGCTGCGAGCGCTTCCGACAGAGTGAATGTCACATCATGGCTGTCTATAGAAATCTCATGCGAGATCTGATCAATGCTCACGATCTGCGAGACGACAGCGCCAATACCTGAAGGAGTGAACTCCACCCTTACGACATCGCCTAATTCGAGATCCAGCACGCTCGCCTTATTTGCTGCGCTGATCGCCTCCAGCCTGACTGTCAATGAGTCCACGCGGTATTGCGGTTGCGCGTAAAGCCCGACTAGCCAGGATGCGAGCGCTGACGCTTCAACCGGGCTGCTTAGGATCGTTGCGTAGGAAGCATCCATAATCCCGTAAGCGGCCTGAGCAGTAGTGTCATCAGCGATTGCAGTTCCTGCGACAGAGCCGCCAGAAGTGAAGGTAATCGCGACGCTATTTTTCATTTCCTCCGTTCCCCACACAATCGCAATATCCCTGTAAGGGATGCCGCTAGAGGAGAACGTCACTCCAGTAGTGAAGGCCTGAAGTTCTGCACGATCACGGAACGCAACAGCGCCCGCGCGATCCATGAACAGCGCGCCGAACTCTGAAGTCTCAACCTTCTGCAAATACTGAAGCACGTTCGTATTCGCCGGGATCACGTCAGCATCCAACGTTGATTGCCCCACGCCTATATCTCGCTTCACTGCTGACCATCCGACAGCGTCCAGTTCAGCAGCGACACGCGCGCCTGAGAGCTGAGCGGTAGCAGTACCGGCAGAGAGAGTTTGCTGAGCGAGGATGGAGAAGCCATCGCTAGCGGAGACTTCAGCGATGGCATTAAATCCTGATTGCGGATAGTTAAAGTTCCAGTCTTCAACGAAGCCGGTAAAGATCTCCTCCCCGTCTTCGTCGATCACTAGTTGCTTGCGCGGGAGGATCTGCCCGAAGTACGGGCCAGCAGCATAGGCAGGGTCGAAGATGCGCGTTCGATTATCTAGCGAGACATTCGCCTGGCCTGAAGTGAACTTTTCAAGGATGCGACTCCTGCCACGCTTAACCGAGATCCCGCGAACGTACTGCGTAACATCAGTCAGCACATCCCCGCCGAGCACATAGGCCGTGTTATCCAATACGCCCTTATCGACATCATCCAGCGTGAAGAAATTAACCCCGGTAGTCAGGGAGAGATCAAAGGCGATCTGTGCGCGTATCGTCATGCTGCCACGAATGCCGGGCCGGAAGCCTGCTCAAAGCGTTTGATGTATTCCACGATCTGCTGACCGATAGCGCGAGGATCTCCGACTCCGGCCTGAACGGTTATTGAGTAGGAATTGCCGCCCATCGCATGATTAGGAATGATGCCGCCATTACTGCCCGGCACGAAAAGTTCTGGCCCCTTCTCGCCGACGACGATAGGCCTACCACCCATCACCGGGCCGCCGTTAGCGAAGCCTGAGAGGCTGAAGCCAGGAAACGTGTAATCAGAACCGACGACTCCACCGGCCAAGAAATCATTGATCGCAGAAGGCCCAGGACTAGGAGCCTCGCTAGTAGCAGTAGCGCCGCCCGGCCCCGTAACAGTCATGGAGATATTCGCATTCCTGCTCATCGCTGAAGCAAGTTCATCCATCATCGCCTCCAGCGCGCGCCTGCCCTTGCCCTTCGCACCGAGAGCCGCAAGAAGACCCTTCACAAGGGCTACGGCCATGTCTATTCCAGCCTGCATGAATGCGGTAGCAGACTGAGCGCCTACCCCGTCAGCGACCGCTATAGCCCCGCTAGCAGCATCATTGACGCGCTTAATATTCTCGCTGATGTTTCCCTTAATAAACGCATCAGCGACATCAACTCCGCGCTCTGCGCCTAAGGCGATGACTTGCTCATAACTAGTGCGATTCAAACCGGCTGCGAGAAGCTGACTCATCTTGCGCCCGAACTCTGAAGCGCGCTCAGCCTGCGCTACCAGAACATCAATGAGATTCGTTCCCTTCTCCTTCACCACATCTAGCGCGGCAGAAAAGTCGAATCCGGCGAACACTCCTTCAGCGATCTTCGTCTTATATTTGTTGAAATCTTCAATAGCAGTATTCACGACAGTCTGCGCCGAACTAATTGCGTCGGCAATAAGTTTCTGAGCAGCAGCGAGCTTCTTAGATTCCTCTGTAGCCTTGCTAGCGCCGCCAGCAAACTTATTGGCAGATTCAGCGCCCAAATCCAGCGCACTAGCCGCCGTACCGGATTCGTATCGCAGAGCGGCCACGTTGTCGCGCGCCGCTTCAGAAGCAATTGCCAATCGCTGAGCGCCCGTCAATGGCTTCTCAAACGTCAGCCCGGCAACGTTCGCCCCGGCTTCGAGCATGGCCCCGAACGATGTAGTTACTCGCCCTGCGCCGTCCTGAAGGGTCTTGAATGCTCCTGAGAAGTCAAACTGCCGTGCCTGATTCAATGCGATGAGAGCCTTCACCGCAAGATACGTTGTCTCACGAACGACTGTCATTCCATTGATGATTACCTTGATACCGGCGATGAACTGCGGGATGTACTGGACAACACCGCCTATTTGCTTGCCTAGTTCATAGAACGTCGGTTCTAGCAGCTTGATTGCTCCGCTTAAAGAATCTGCCGCCGTCTTGGAATCATCGAAACCAGATACGACTCCGGCCATGAACCCGCGCCCGAAGGATTCTTGAAGTTCGCCGAATGCGACCGATACCCGATCAAGCTGACCTTGGAAGGTTGCAGCCTTGACCGCTGCCTGGCCGCCGAACGTGTCAGCGAGCTTCTGAGTGATCAGGTCCATATCGCCGGTCTTCAGCGTCGCCTTATCAAGGCCAGCCCCAAGCCGTGACAGCCCGCCCGTATTCCCGTCGTATGCCCTGCCGAGCGCCATCGTTACAGATTCCAAGGAACGGCCCGTGCCACCGGCAATATCAGCACTGAGTGCAAGGAGTCTGTTTGCCTCGGAAACGTCGCCTACCGATCTCACTAGGCGATCAAAACTTGGCCTCAGAATGTCATCGACTATTCCAGTCTGCCGCTGGAGACTGTCTATATTTGCTTCTACCGCAGCCGTAGCACCTTCAAGCCCGAGATTGCTCATCGTCCTAGCAAGCTTTGCGGCAGCTGCCTCATCGTCTAGGAATGCCTTGACTCCGTTAACGCCGAATTCAAGAGCCATTCGAGCGCCTGCCTGAACAGCCTCGATCGCAGCCAAGCCGACAGCCGCGCCCATTCCAGCAGCGACACCGGACATCTTCGACATGCCTGCGGCAGCCACGCCGCCTTGCTTCTCCAATAGTTGTAGATCAGCGATGGCGCGCTTAACGTCTCGGTTGTTGTAATCGCCCGTGATCTGAACGGAGATAGCACCGCGAGCCATCATGCCCCCCTATTGATGATGCGCTCAGCGTAGGCAGTTGCCTGATCCATTACGCGCTCAAGATCCTTGCGCGCGTCCGGCCCCTTCGTCATCACTGCATAAAGCAAACCGCGCGGCCCTCTCGCTGTCCCTGCCTCGCGTTCGTATTTCTTCTGTAGATTTGCGCCGAAGGTGCGGCCCTTAGGGTTCGGGTTCCTTGACTTCTTTTTAACCTCATTCGTCCCGGCCAAAGCGAAGACAGCACCGCCCCAATCCATCGTGACGATCTTCACCATATAGAGATTCTTGCCCCATTTCCGCTGATCCTGCGAGAGGCTCACTCGAATCTTGGAACGAACGCGCGTCCCGGTAAAGCCGAGATCCCGCCCACGGTCAACCGCTACCCATCGGCCCCAATTACTCAGAGCGTTACCGGAAGGAGTCTGAATGCGCGCTTCATCCCGAACCTTCTCGCCAGCCTTACGGAAGCCCTTAGCAATTTCGTTATAGGCCTCACGATCAAAGCGCTCTAACAGCTTGATCGTCCGCTGCTCGCCCGTAACCTGAGCCTTCATCACCATTCGCTATCGCTTCCTCTGCGCTGACGCTTGCTCTGTATGTCTCCACCGCAGGTAACGAAGCATGGTGATTTGCATACGATCTGACTCCTCCAAGATTACAGAAGGAGCGAGTCCGTATTCGTAGGCAAGGTGGCAGACGATGAAGTGACTGCTGGACTCTCCAAAGGGAGGATCTCTGTCGGCCCTGCGCTTTCATCATCTGCCACCTGATCGACCGTAGCCATCCAATCCTCAAAAGGAAGATTGACGCGCTTCGTTCGATTCAAGCAAGCCCAAGCAAGAAACCACATATATTCCAGACGCTCGCCTATTTTGTTCGTAGGCAGATCGTAGGCACGCTCAAACGCAATAGTGTCCGCGCCGGTACAGAGAACGTGATCTACTCGCGAATCTGCATATGTGACTTCTAGCGGAATTCTATTAATCATCGCAGGAACCTTCCTTAAGTTGTTGCGCGAACGACAGTGCCCGAAGTCGGCCAGGTAACCGAGAGCGTTGCAAGATCTCCAACAGCGCTAGCGAATGGCTGATACTGATTGACCAAGCAAACCGCCGTGTAGCTCGGGTTCGTTGCAGAGACAGTGCCAGAAGTAGGAACGATCACGACCGTGGCAAGGCTGTTCAGGAGCGGAAATAAAACGCTATCAACGGACGCCGAGCCAAAATCCTGATGGAAGTCCAGCGTGATGCTCGCGCTTTTCAAACCGCCCACGCGCGTAGTAAAAGTAGAGCCGAAAGCGGTTGTCTCTACTTCTGCTGATTCAATCGACAGATCGACGGAGTTAATGGAACTAGAAAAATCCGTCCCGTTAATGGTTACCTTATAATCAATCGCAACGAATTTAGGCATTGTTCCTTACTCCTTTATGCGTAGACGGTTACTGAAAAGTCCGCAGTGAGATAAATCGTATCCCCTATGGACGTTGAAGCGTACGAAAGCATTTCCGTAACGTGCAGGGATTGAGCGATGCCGCCGAGCGTCCGGTCAGACTCAATCGCAGTCTTAATGGATGATGCCCCGATCGGATTGCAGTAGGCATCTATAGAGGCCTGAGCATTTCGATCAGAGGCGCGTCCAACGATCACCGTTACAACGAATTCGTATTGATCTAGGCCGCGACGAAACGCCCGGTCATATGTGATTGTGGAAGGAATGACGACAGCCTGCGGAGGAGTCGGCGCATCTGGAACAGTCGCTGATGTTCGCAGGCCGCTGATCGTTGCCAGGTTGGTAGCGATCCCCGTTCTGAGCGTTCCAATAGTTACCGTCATGCGATGCCGACCATCCTGCGGTAAGGCTCTACTAGTTGCGCTACGTCAGGATCTAGCGCTCTCGTCACGCGGACGACTCCAAGTTCATTAAAGCCTGCGACCCCGAGCGGGCTCTGGAGTCTGGTGAAAATTCTTGAGCCTTGCAGGACAGCCGCCTGAGTCACAACGATAGGAACAGCAGGGAAGCCGTATACGCCCGTAACTCTCACGGTAGCCTCTCCACCCGCAGCGGGCCACAAATAGTCTTCAATGGCCCTGATTCGCGTATATGGCACGGTCTGGCCGTTGCTTACTCCATTGAGCGGCTCTAGCTGATAGTCAGTCGTCTTCCACGTTACGTCGAAGACTCCATCCGCGCCGGTGGAGGAAGTGATCGTTACGGCTGTTCCTGCGAGATCATCAATCTGGATCACATACTCATCAGCCGGGGAGAAGACGCGCGTAATCGTTCCCGACGTTCCAAAGGTTCGACCGCAGTAACCATCAATGAGATCTGATGCCGCAGATCCGGCCATATTGATCAGCGAGTCATCTACGGAATCAGTAATGCGCAGCGCAGCTTTGATCTGCGCAGTACTCGCATAAAGGCTCATGCCGATCCTTTCCGCAGGTATTCGATCATTCTACCCAACATTTCTAGCAATTGATGCTGACAGAAGGAGAGCGAAACGAATGCCCCTCTAGTGTCAGATTCACGAACGGATTAAGGGACATCACTCCTACGCCCATTGATCGCAGTTTCTTTGCCACCTTTGGCAATTGCTGCTCCCAAACCGGGTAAGGCTTGGGATCGCCTGGCGCGTATCCTTCGATTGCGTCTCGCTCATCCAAGATCCCGCAATCAGCGCCAGCAAGGATGATGAACTTCGCTCCAAGATACGCCGCAAAGTGCATCCCCATATGAAGCGAGGTAGGGCCGCAAACTAGATGATCATCATGAGTCGGCCAGTGCTCAGCAGTATCAAACTGTGAAAACATCTGCGGGTTTGTCTGCACGAAAAAGACGTTCATCTGAGTAGGCCTAGTCTTCGCTGGATACCCAATACCTTGCTCCACCATCGGAACGATCACCGGCAGATCAGGGCGAGCATCAGCGAGAATATGAGCGTCTAGATGGTAGTGAGTCACTGAATAGAAGTCTTTAAGCCCGAGCGCTTCTCCTGCGCGATTAATGCAAACGGTAGTTTTGTCATTGAAGAATCCTCGCGGTACATGATCAAGTGTCGCGCCAGAGCCAACAACGTAGATCGTTTCTCCCTGATGCCTACGCTTAAAGTCTGTGTACTGCTCAGCCATTAATCCCACGAATTCACTCGCCTTCGCTCAAGACTCCAGCCGCCTTCGTTCGGCTTCTCTCGCTTCCTCTGCCAATAGTCAGAGTTACTAGCGAAGGTAGCGTTATTGCGCTCGCCGAAGTATTGAAGCGTCGAAGAATTGTGATGAATGATGGGGATCTGAGAGCGAGTGATCTTCACTCCTTCCAGCATCGCGCGTAGTTCATAGTCGTTGTCTTCAAAGTAGGCAGGATGAAAGCCTTCATCAAATAGCCCGATGCGCTTCACGGCATCCTCAGAGAGCGCAAAGGCACTCCATGGCTGCGGAGACTGAGCGAGCATGATTCCCTCTCCAGCCTGCTCATAGAACGCTCTCAGCGATCCTGCGGGCCATTCAACGTCATAGTTGGCAATCAGCCACCAAGGGGAAAACGGGTCAGCCTTAATGCCTAGATTCCAAGATCCTGCCACGCCAAGATTCGCAGGCATCTTGATTACCTTCGTTGACTGAACGTGATCTATCGGCCATCCGGTAGAAGTAGTGAGCGCGTCCCCATTGTCAATGATGATCAGCTTACGAATCGGATAGTCGATTGTGTCCAGCATCCTGTAGAGGATCTCTGGCCCCTTGAGAATTGGAACGATCATGCAAGGGATCACCGCAGAGCCTCCATCGCTGGCAACCAATAATTATCAAAGACGAAATCCGCGCCGTACTGCGCCACGAAGTCTTGCGCTACCTGAGATCTCCCACGGCCCCGAGCGTAAGCCGCTTCCATCGCTTCAATGATGGAAGGAACGCCAGGCGTGATCATCCAAGCGCGCTGCGGAGAATCCCAAAACGGTTGCCCCTCCACTAGCCAGCCATCGCCGAGAAGCTCAGGAGATGCGCTCGCATTCGTGCAGATGACCGGAGTTCCGCAGGCCTGCGCCTCAATCTGAGGAACACCGAACCCTTCGCCCATAGAACAAATGAGCAACGTATCCATAGCGCTGTAGATCGCAGCGAGGAGATCATTACCGATACCTGAGCGATAAACGTACTGATCAACGAACACGATTTGATGATCAGGAATCCCGCACGCGGCAGCAAGCTCGCGCAGGTTGATTCCTCCCATACCTCCGCGATCCTCCGTATGGATGTAGAGCACTGCATCTTCATGATGCTTAGCGAACATAGAGAAAGCTAGGAAGGTTTCAGGAAAAGCCTTGCGAGGAGGGTAAGCGCCTTTGTTCGCGCTGACCATTCCGAATACGAAACGATCTTCAGCAATACCCATGAACTCGCGCCCGGTGAGATCCTTACCGCCTGCGTTAATGGACTCAGTAGGCTTGAAGATCTTTTCAATAGCGTGCGGAACATAGAGACATTCAATGTCAGCGTTATTGAGCATCGCTTCACCAAAGCGGCTCATCGCTATAGGAGTAACGTTCGGGCGCTTGCACCAGGCCGCAACATCTGGAGGAACCGGCGAATGATCGATAGGAACCCATGACGCTATCTGTTCTACGTCGTCCCACTGAGAACCCTTGAAGATGTAGACATCGTAAAGAGTGATGAGCAGAGGATCTAGGCCTGAGTGCTCATGCCTCCAAGCGTGATAGTTCGCTACCACAACATCATTGGAGTGCATATCGAATCCGCGCGGATACTGCCTAACTCCATGCCAATCAAGGGTAGTTCCCTCTAAACCATAATTAGAAGAGACAGCGACATGATGCCCCGCTGCTTGCAGTCTCGTAATCGTTTGCGCAGTCTGCGCACCGTAGCCGGTTCTAGCCCACGGGCTATTTGAATTCCAGAGAATCGCCCTAGATTCACTTCGCTTCTTCAGCGGCTTACTTGGCTTGCGTTTGTTCGACATCGCAGATCCTTTCGCAGGTGAGACCTAATCGGGGCTCCGCACCCTGCGATAAATACGGAGCCCCGATTAGGGGTAGAGAGGGTATTACTAGGAAGCGCCGCCGATGAAGTACTTAACGTGCGACG